AGGCTCAGGTACCCTTACATACCCCCGAAGTCCCTAGACCTGGATATATGATATAAGTCCTTATTTCAACGAGCGCCCCACTACTCAAACACTCGTGTTTGAGTTGGTTGTCTAGGAATGGTAAGGGTTTACGGGATAGCGCTATAGCGCTTGTCCTAAATCTCTCTCTACCCCTCGAATTTGCTAGGTACAGAGGCCCCAGAGGATTGACCTTCAGAACACCCCCTTTAGGGGGGGTGTTCTGAAGGTCCTTCCGTGGGGTTCATGTACCAGTCCTGGTTTTGTTGTAGTTGATTGCCAGTCAGCGTGTCGATCGCTGAGTAGTATGGCTGGACTTGGGTGTGATCTTCTGGCATGGTTTGCATAGTCATGCCGGCGGATTACATCACTGAGCGTAGCGAGACGAGGTCTGACGCCAAGCGTAGGTTGATGCGTGAGGGTCGTTGGAAGGACTTTTTGAAGCGTCGTGAGGTGTATGAGAATCAGGGTATGAATTCTGGGCCGGCGCACACAGAGGCGTTGAAGGACTTTCCTCCGATCGAGGTTGTGGTTGGTGAGGGTGGCCCGGAGGTGGTGGTCAAGGATCAGTCTCCCCCAGCGGCTCCCACCAAGGTGCGTCGACGCAGGTCTCGCAAGGCGGTGGGGGCCGCTACCCTTCCGGAGGTTACGAGGGGTACTTTTGAGGGGAAGTCCGGTGGTAGCGTCCGCGAGGTGATCCAGTACGTTTTCGAGCATGTGTCATTGCCTTATGCCGAGTTGGATCCCGAGGATGCTCCTGGTGCCGGGGCCTGGGGGTTGTTGATTCACTGCAAGACCAGCCCCCAGGCCCTGAGTGAGTTTTACACGAAAACGTGGCCCAAGATCTTGCCCAGCAAGACTGAGCTGGAGCGTCTTTCGCGGTTTGCTGATGATGGTCGTACCGCGTTGGATTTGTTGGATCGCATCCGGGCCAATCTTGATCAGGGGGAGCGCGATGCCCGCGAGGAAGCTGAGAGCGACTGAGGTCGAGTCAGACCCATTGGACGACATCCAGGCTGCGCTTGAGGCGCACCCGTTCTCCAAGCTTTCCGCGTGCTGGACGGTCAAGAGGCGCTCGGACCAGTCTATCGAGCTGGAGGTAGTGCTGGACCCAGGCCTCGACCCGGAGTGGTTGATCTTCGACCGCTCCTTCGAGGTTTCGTCCAGTTCCCAGGCCACGTTGTTTGAGACGCGCCATCCCGCCGGGCTGAACCTCGCTGTCTCGGTGTTGCTGGACCGGCTGCACGGGGAGGTGGGCAGGGGTCACTTCGTAGAGATCATCGGGAAGATTGAGGGGGTAGAGACTCGTGGCTAACGAACTGAAGGTTGCAGCGCAGCTTGGTTTCGCTCGCGGGGATATTGCCGCAGAGCTGTCTTCAGGGATCGTCACGGCGGATGTTGCCGGCACTGACGTATCGAGGAAGACTCAGCTGATCGGGTTCGCTGGGGAGGAGGCCCTCGACCTGGGGGATATCACGGTCGGTGGCTTCGTGCTGATTATCAACCGCGACTCGACCAACTTCGTCAGCGTGAGGGCTGGATCCGGTTTGGCCGACCTCGCACAGCTCTTGCCTGGCGATCCTTGCCTGTTCCGGATACACCCCAGCGCGACACCGTTCCTGATCGCAGATACGGCAGACGTGCTGATCGAGTACGTGGTTGTCGACCTCTAGCGACAGCCCGTACTACCATCTCGTTCCAAAAGGCCGGCGCGAGAACATGGACTTTCGCGAGGAGATGGTCAAGGCCGGGGCCTCATCCAACAAGCACGCTGAAGAACTGTGGATTATGTGCAGCCGGGACATCCTGTTCTGGATCAACACGTTTGTCTTCGGCTACGACCCCCGCCTCGCTGAGGGCGGGCAGTACCCCGCCACTCCGTTTATCACATACGGGTTCCAGGACCCGGTCTTGTCGCAGATGAAGGGGTGCCTCGGCAAGGAGGATGTCGGGATCGAGAAGTCGAGAGATCTCGGAGCGAGCTGGATGATCTTGCTGGTCTTCCTGCATGCCTGGCTTTTCCGGGACCTGATGAGCTTCCTGCTTGTCTCCAGGTCTGAGGCCCTGGTCGACAAGACGGAGGACCCCGACTCCCTGTTCTGGAAGCTTGACTGGGCGCTCAAGCACATGCCCGGGTTCATGGTGCCCGCGTACACGAGGCAGAAGCTCCTGCTGTCGAACCTGGACAACAAGTCGACGATGACCGGGCAGGCCACGACCTCGGACGCTGGAGTCGGGGGCCGGAAGACTGCCGCGATGCTGGATGAGTTCGCGCTGGTGACGGAGGGGGAGGAGATGCTCCCGGGGCTCCAGCACACCACCAATTCCAGGTTCGTCAACTCCACCCCCAGGGGCGCGGCTGGTGCGTATTATGACTTCATGCAGCATGTGTCGCAGAAGTTCACGCTCCACTGGTCCCAGCATCCGGACAAGAGGCGTGGCCTCTATACGACCCAGGCCGGGAGGATCGTCCTCCTGGAGCCGCAGTACTCGGATCAGGCTCCCCACCATGCTCTGGAGAACCCACGGGGGCCCTGGTACAGATACAATCCCGAGTTCCAGTTCGTCGTAGACGATCACCCAGTGAACAGGTGGGGGGTCAGGTCCCCCTGGTACGACCACCAGTGCGACAGGTCCTTGTCCATGGCTGATATCGGCCAGGAGCTGGACATCGACTATCACGGGTCGGATTATCAGTTCTTTGACCCTTCCATGCTCCAGATGCTGATCGACGAGAGGGTCAGCCGGCCCACCATGGTCGGAGAGTTGGTTTACGAGTTCACCGACAGCGAGGTGATCTTGAATGAGCCAGAGACGTTCCATGTCGCACCGAAGGGGAAGCTGAAGATCTGGTCTCTCCCGTCAGCTGGGCACAAGTACGGGATGGGGATAGATGTGTCGTCTGGGACCGGAGCCAGCAACTCGTGTATCACGATCGGGGACAAGTCTACTGGGGAGAAAGTGGCATCATACGCCAACCCGCATATCACCGGGTACGAGTTTGCTGCCCTGGCCGTGGCCCTCGCCAAGTGGTTCAATGGAGCATACATGATCTGGGAGGCCCAGGGGCCCGGCAGGCCATTCGGAAAGTACGTTGTCCAGAAATTTGGGTATCTGAACGTATACTTCCGGCGGAATGAGGAGTCTGTGTCTCGGAAGATGTCTGATGTTCCTGGCTGGTATTCGACCTCTCAGGGCAAGCTCGTGCTCCTGACGGACTACGGGCTGGCCCTCAAGAGGGAGACGTTCAACAACCGGGAGGAGATCGCTCTAGAAGAGGCGAAGCAGTACATCAGACTCATCAGCAACGACACCGTGGTCCACGCCAGGGCCGCCAAAACCAAGGACCCGAGCGGGGCGAGAAGCAACCACGGTGACCGGGTAATGGCAGACGCATTGTGCTGTAGGGCTATGGGTGATCTTCCTGATCGCCCGGAGCAGGAGCGCCCGGAAGCATTGCCGGGTAGCATGGCGTATCGCTGGGATCAGTATCAGCGAGAGAGAAAGCGCAGGCGAAAGTCCACCTGTCACTGGTAGCGAGGATCTGGCATGGCTGAAGAAGGGTCAAGGGGGACGCTTCCCCCGGGGTTCAACAGGAAGACGAATACATCGGAGGAGAAGAGGCCTCCGATAGGTCAGGAGAAGTCCGGCAGCTCGGGGCTCTTGTCTCTGGACCGGCTGAAGCGGTTGCGTAACGCCAAGGCGGCGAGCTGGAAGAAGCTGGAGCCGTTCCGGTCGAACATGGTCGAGGCGGTGAAGCAGCTTGTTGGGAAGGCCTATTCTGATGACGGTGCCCGGGACGAGATCCCGGTGAACCTGATCGATCTGGGGGCAACCACCTATGTGGCCCAGTTGGCGGCCAGGGCCCCCAGGGCTCTCGTTACCACCAAGCATCTCCCGCTGAAGCCTGTGGCCAGTGATTTTGAGCTGGCGTTGAACCACCAGATCAAGCTCATGGGCCTGGAGTCCACGCTGAAGAAGGTGGTGATGAATGCCCTGTTCGGCCTGGGCGTGGTGAAGGTCGGGCTGGCCACGAGCGACCAGGTAGAGGCGGATGGGTTTCTCCACGATCCAGGCCAGGTTTTCGTGGACACGGTGGACATGCACGATCTGGTCTTCGACATGGAGGCCAAGCGCTGGGACCAGATCTCCTTCATCGGAGATCGGTACACGATGCCGCTGGACTTCCTGAAGGAGTCGGAAGATTACGATCCGGCTGTCACCGCTCAGCTAGAGAGGGACAAGGTCGAGGACCGGGCCCACGCTAGCGGAGATGATGCTGCAGACGCCGGGAGCAACAGCGAGCATATAGACCGGATATCCAGGGGCAGCGCGATCCAGGACTCTCAGTTCTACGATGAGGTGGAGTTGTGGGACATCTGGCTGCCGTATGAGGGCCTGGTGGTGACCATTGCCGGGAGGCAGGATAGCCTCCCTCCGCTGAGGGTGGTCGAGTGGGAGGGCCCAGAGCACGGACCGTACCACATGCTCAGGTTTCAGGAGGTCCCCGGCCAGGTTATGCCCATGCCCCCGGTGGGACACTGGGTGGAACTGCACAAGCTGATGAACTCGATCTGGAGGAAGCTTGGGCGGCAGGCCCACCGCCAGAAGACCTACTACATGTATCAAGGCGCTGGTGAGGAGGACGCTCGCAGGGTGCGTGACGCCGATGACGGGGAGATGATCAGGAAGGACAGCCCGCATCCGGTGGAGGAGGTTTCCCTCAAGGGCCCCGATGGCACGCTCGTCAGCTTGGCCTCGATGGTGCGGGATCTGTTCAGCTATTTGGGCGGAAACATCGACGCCCTCGGCGGGCTTTCGGCCCAGGCCGAGACATTGGGTGCCGAGAAGCTCATCGCGGCTTCTGCCAGTAAGAGAGTCAGCGAGCTGACCCATTTGACGATTCAGTTCGTCAGGGGGGTGGTGGAGGATGTCGGGCTCTACATCTGGACTGATCCGCTGGTGGAGTACGCGCTGAACAAGCGTGTACCCGGTACGGACATCGAGATCCCGATCGTTTGGTCGCCAGAGACCAGGGAGGGGGCCTTCCCCTCGTATGACATCGAGATAGACCCGTACTCGATGTCGGACAGGACCCCGCAGGGTGAGCTTCAGAAGGTCCAGGGGTTTGTGCAGCAGTTCCTTATCCCGCTGCAGCCGATGATGGAGGCCCAGGGGATGGCGATAAACCTGGAGGCCTTGTTCCGGCTGGTGGCCAAGTACACGAACATGGAGGACCTGGATCAGCTGGTGGTGTTCGCTGGGGAGCCGCAGTATCCGAGGCCCCAGCAGGTGGGGACTACTCCAGCCAGCACTCATCGGGTGGTCGAGAGGATCAATCGCCCAGGGGCAAGCCAGGAGGGGAAGGGGGCTGCGATCCAGCAAATCCTGGGTCAGGGGAATAGGCTTCAGCCAAAGGAGGCGGCCCAGCTGACGAGGCCGGTTGGGTAATGGAGTCTGCGATCAAGCTGATAAACCAGGTGGGGGTCCCGGTGGCGATCATCATTTTCATGGGGGTTCTGGTGTGGAGGGCCTTCAGGTACGCTACCAAGGACGGTGGTCCGGTGGACAGGCTGACCAAGGCGCATGTCAGGTTCATCAACACGGTCGAGGAGTCAGTCAAGAGGCAGGATGTGATGATGGAGAGGTTGAGCGAGGGTCTTGACCGGAACACGGAAACGCTGAAAGAGCTGGTGGAGCTACACCGAGGACGGGGGGATGTGAGATGACGCAATATGCTCTGATCAGGAAGGATACTGGCAGTCGGATCGTTCACCAGGCCAGCTGGGCAGAGTGCGATGCCGCTCGCGAGGTGGCGGATCTGTTTGGGGAGAGTGGGTGGGCCCTGAATCTAGGGGATGACGGAGAGATGGTCTTCCTGCAGACCGACTGGTCTGCCCGAAGCCGGCCATGGATCAGCGGGGAGCTGTGGCCCATGCATTCAGACGCTGCGGGGGTTTCCCCATCTCAGATACCAGAGGCTATCGCGGAAGCCAAGAAGCACGGGGTTAGCATCAGTTTTACCAAGGACGGCAGGGCAAGATTTGAAGATCGGGCCCATCGTCGGGCATACTGCGAGGTGAGAGGCCTCGTTGATCTGAGCGGGGGTTACTCTGATCCTCGCCATTTTGGGAGGATAGCGAACGAAGATGGCTGAAGAAAAAAACGACATCGAAGAAGAGGGCGAGCCGAGCCCGTTCGACCCTTCTGGGCCGAATCCGTTCAACGAGGACGGGAACAGTCCGTTCGAGATGGATGACGATGGCGACGAGCCAGAACAGTTCAGAGATCCGCTGGATGATGAGGACTATGCGGATCAGCCGGGTCCCACCGGGGGTGAGGTTCCTCCCCCTGGTGAGGAGTCAGGGGAGGTTGACGATTCCCTCCAATACACTGACGAGCAGCTAGCGAGGGCGAGAGACTTCGGGTTCGACCGGGAGTTCCTCAAGCAGATGACCCCCTCTGCCTTCGAGCAGATGGCGGGGCTCATCGAGTATCTTGCAACGGGCCAGGTGGAGGATGCTCCTGCTGAGGCCCAGCAGCAACCCGGGGTGGGGCCAGGTGCGGAAGTGTCGCCTGGTAAGTTGGATTTGTCTGGTTTCCTTGAGGATTATCCCGAGGAGACGCAGGAGATCTTCAACAAGATAAACGATCACTATCACGAGCAGATCCAGTCGATGCAGGAACGGATCCAGAACTCGGTCGACGCGGCTCAGGGCGAGTCGGACAGGGCTCTGGAGAGAGAGTATGACTCGATGATCGATGGTCTGGGTGGTGATTACTCGGATATCTTGGGTGAGGGTCCCAGTTCCTCTCTCGACCCAGAGGGGGATCATTACTCGCAGCGGCAAGTCCTGCTGGAAGAAATGAGGGCAGTCCAGATTGGCCGGGATCGCCAGGGCCTGCCAGGGTTGAGCTTCGAGCAGCTCTTCAAGAGAGCGGTGGGGAGCGTGCTGGGTGAGCACAACAAAACAATCGTCAGAAAAGAAATCCTGTCCAAGGTGAAGGATCGAGGAAGACAGAGGCTGTCCAGGCCAAACGCCAGGAAGCAGGTGTCCCGGGGTTCTCAGAACTCTACGCAGGACGCTGTGATGGCATTTTGCCGGGCCAACAATATTCCCTTTGTCGACCCGATTGAGGATGATGTCGCCCTGGAAGGGTTCATCACATAAGGGGTAATCGATGGCTACCATGACCTACAGCGACATCCTCGATATCGCTGTTACCACCTACGAGAATCAGCCGAAGCTCCGGTTTCAGCAGATTGCTCAGAAGATTCAGGACTACGAGATCCTGCCCCGGGTATTCAAGCGGGCCCAGTCGATCTCTGGTGAGTCAATCACCAAGCAACTGATGGTCAAGCACGGTGACAATGCTCGCCATGTCGGGCTGTTCAACACGGATGTGACCGCCGTTCAGGATGTGATGAAAAAGATCAACACGCCTTTTCGTCACGCGATCACATCTTATGGATTTGATCGTCGGGAAATTTCGGCCAACCAGGCTGGCCCATGGCAGATTGTAGACCTGATGAAGGTCCGTCGTGCTGATGCCATGCTGGCGCAGGCCCAGCTGTTTGAGGAGGCTGCGTTCAAGTCTCCGCCTTCAGACGCTGATGAGCTTCAGCCGCACGGGATTCCGTACTGGATTACCTTCGACTCGGTTTCGCCGACTGAGGGTTTTACGGGCGACACCCCGACTGGTCACTCGCTGGTCGGTGGGCTGAGCCATCCCAACTGGCTCAACTATGTCGGGCCATATAGCTCGGTAAGTAAGGACGATCTTCTCACTGTGCAACGGAAGGCCTTCCTGCTGATCAGCTGGAAGTCTCCGGTCACGGTGCGGGATTTCCGCCGGGGTCTCGGGCAGCGCCACCGCTACTACGTGGATTCCGCAACTCGTTTGTCACTCGAGACTTTGGGCGAGAAGCAGAACGAGAATTTGGGCCGAGATTTGGCGTCGATGGACGGTCAAATCGTCTTCCGTGGGATCCCCTACGTCTGGGTTCCCGTGATGGACACCCTGTTTGGCGATGGTCGCATCTACATGGTCGACTGGGACTACATCGTGCTCTACTTCATGAAGGGCCGGGCGCTGCTTGAGAGCAAGCCCCAGCAGTCGGCGAAGTCGCACAACGTGATCGAGACTTTCATCGACACGACCTACAACTACCAGGCTTTCGATCGTCGCCGGCTGGCGGTCTTGCCGAAGGTCTAGGGGAGGAGCTGATGTCTCTTTCGGTAATGCACAAGAGTAACAACTCGGGCCCGGGGTTCAGCCACGGGGTCTGGGGGTATTGCCCCCTGGCCGGGATCAAGGTTGATCCCGAGCTGGGTCGGTTCTTCCATGATGACTTCGCCAATTTCCAGGCGCATGCAACGTCGGGCAGTGCTGAGCAGCAGTACGGGACGTATTTGGACACTGGTGCGTCTTTCGTGAAGTCGGCTGACGAGGTCGATGGTGCGATCGAGGTTTCGGGGAACGATGCGGACAATGACGAGGCCCACATCATCACTGGCGGGAATGCTGGTGGGATGCTGGTGGTCAAGTCGGTAGACCTCGCTGCCCAGCGCTTCTGGTTCGAGGCTAGCGTGGAGACCGCAAGCATCGCCGCTGATGGCGTGGCTTTCTTCATCGGCCTGGCCGAGGAGGGGATGGCCGCCGCTGACGCCCTGGTGGACGACACGGGGGCTCTGGCTGACAAGGACTACATCGGGTTCCGCACGCTGCATGCGGACAACGATGGCCTGGATGCCGTCTACAACACTGCCGGCGGTGGTGGTGAGTCGATTCATGTTGAGTCGGGAGCGACGACTGCCCCCGCAGCGATGACTCTGGCTGCGGCAACGGCAGTGAAGGTCGGCCTGTACTATGACGGGTCTCATGTCCACTGGTACGTCAACGGAGAGGATGTTGACTCGACCGGAGTGGGCGTGAAGCACGACGCCACCAATCTGCCTGATGGTGAGGAGCTGTGCCTCTGCCTGCTGACCAAGGTTGGCACCGCCGCTGCGGTCGAGGTGAAGGCGCACTTCTGGGCTGCGGCCCAGCTCTTCTAGGGGGCCTGAATGTCTGAGCCGACGCTGTCTCTGGAGTATGAGGGGTTCAGGTTGGCGGTAGCGGACTATTTGGGTTACGGGATTGACTCCTCGTCCTGGACAGCTGGGCAGCTGTTCAGGATCGAGGAGTCTGTCCAGTCCGGTTATCGTTTGTTCCTCTATCCTGATACGGGGTATGAGTGGTCATTCCTTCGCCCGCTGGCGCAGCTTGTCACGGTTGCTGGAGAGGGGGATTATGACGCTCCGGATGATTTTGCTGGTATCAACGGCCCGATGACGTATGGGCCTGATGAGATATTCCAGCCGATTGTGGTCGTGAATGAGGCCAGGATCAGGGAGCTGCGGATGGCTAGTGCGGCCTCGACTGTTCAGACCGGACGACCATTCTTCGTTGGGATGAGGCCGAAGAAGGGGACCGGGACTACCGGGCAGCGTCAGCTGTTTACTTTTCACCCCATGCCGGATGCGGAGTACACGATCAGCTATCGGTACAATGCCTTGCAGGGGGAGATGTCGGCTGGTCTTCCGTACCCGCTTGGGGGAGGGGCTCATGGCGAGACTGTCAAGCAGTCCATTTTGGCCTATGCTGAAGCCAAGTATAATGACGAGGTCAGGCAGCACCGAGCCCTTTTCCAGCAGCGGATGGAGTCAAGCATCAAGATGGATGGGCAGCTGAACAAGGCCGAGACGCTGGGAACCATTACTGACGGCTCTGATTCTCGCGGATTGATACCTCGCCAGCACAGGCTATCCAGGTCTATCACTGTCAACGGGACACCGATCTAATGTCGCAACCCATTACTTACACCACCATCTCTATGGACGGCACGGACAAGTCGCACACCGTCGCGGACAAGGGGTACTCGGTCGTGTTCCAGGCCATCGGAGGGGATCTCACAATCTCCATGACTGCCGGCGGGACGGGGATGACGATCAAGGACGGTTCGGCCAAGGTCTACAACATGTCAACAATGGAGGGGACTGTCTTTTTCTTCGTCGGTGCAGCTCCAGCTGTGCTTGAGATCGAAGAGCTGACGGGCCTCTTGAGCTAGGAGATACGATGAGTTCTGTTCACAACCTTCAGCAAGATCTCTCCAGAGTAGACCTGGAGGCGACGGGCAAGATCATGAACATCCCAGGGGTCGGGGCCCTTCTCGGCTGGGGGACTTCCCTCCCTACCGACAGCGGCTGGGCCAAGGGCGCGATCTTCCACAAGTACGATGGGGGCGTGGGTGTCCGGCTTTATCAGAATGCCGGGGACAACACGACCGCATCTTTTGCGGCCATCCCGTAGGCCGAGGAAGGGGGAGTCATACCCAACCCGAAGAAGTTCCTACGACTAGTCTGGCCCATGGCGGGCTTGATCAGGGACTCTGCTTATCAGGAGCAGCGCCCATTCAGCACCCCGAATTGTAAAAATGTCCGACCGATCGGTTCTCTCTCTGGCCGGGAGCGGGGTGGGTCCAGGCCAGGTCTGGGGAAGTATTCCCAGGGGGTCCTGGGCGGCCCTGTCAACATGCTTGGCGAGGTCGAGTTCCTCAAGACAGACAAGAGCGATTTTTGGGCGGATTCGTTCAAGGGAGGGGAGATCGGTTCTGTTTGGGCGGATGTTCCCTGGATCCCTGGCGCGATCACCAGGCCCGGGATCGAGCCTGACAGTCAGATAGCTAGCGTCAGGCTGGCCGATGGGCCGAAGGCTGTTGTCAGAGTTCCTCTGACTTCTTTCGATACCTCGCTGAAGTACCAGCTGGAGATCTTCATTGCTCCATTCGGGGGGCAGTGGGGTGGCACCCATCGGGTGTTTGCGAGGATGGCTGATGTCGGCCCGGATGTCACCGCTGACGGGGTCGAGCTGGCGTTGACGATGACGGGGACCTCTGGGGACTACACGGGGTCTCTGACATCCTATGTCGCGGGGGTCCCCACCGTCACAGCGTTCACCCCTGGCTCTGTTGGGTCCGTAAAGGCGGGGTGGTTCAAGGTCCTTATCGATGGGTCCAGTGTGAGCTGCAGCTGGCATGGGGCGACGGTTCTGGCCCCGACTGTCGTCCCCGCTGCGGCTGGGACCAGGGTTGGGTTTGGGGTAGAGGCCACCGTCGACCCGGGGCAGGTGAATGTTGACTCTTTCCGGGTGCAGTACTTCAGGTCTGATTTCAGGGAGCAGCCGGTAAGGATCCTGGCTGCGGGGGCTGGTGGGGGCATCTTCAGGGAGGAGTTCTTCGGGGAGATGTCTTCGGTGTCCACGCCGACCTCGATTGTGGATGACAGGCTGGTGCATACGGATCAGCACTTCCAGAAGCTGTATTTGGGAGACCACGGGGACCCGGTGGTGACCATCACAGATGGGGTGGCATCGGGTACGACTATAACTTCTGCATCCGTTCCCGACTGGGCGGTTTTGGGGGCGAGCGCTGACGATCATGTGGTTGAGATCACCGGGAGTTCACTGGGGTCCACGATCAATGGCACATACGGGATTTCTGGCCTGGGCCCGTCGCTGACGATAGATGCTTCGCTGGCGGCGGCTACTGCGGTCAAGCTGAGGATCGCTCGGAGCGTGAAGGTGTACGATCCTGCGTCTGGCACGCTGACCCTGCTCAGGGCGGGGACAGACCCTGACACGGGCCTCAAGCTGGGGTTCGTCCCGGTGGGCCATCCGGTGATCGCTGTTTTCAGGGACAGGCTGTTCCTCGGGGGGGCTGACAATAATCCCCACATCTGGTTTGCGAGCCGATCTGGGGTTCTCGATGACTGGGATCTCTCGGTGACGAGCGGTGATCCGCAGAGGGCGGTGGCTGGAAGTTCAACCGAGATGGGGAACCTAGCCGAGAAGATCACTGCGTTCGTCGCGTTCTCTGATGACGGGATGCTCATCGGGGCCCAGGACTCATTGTGGTTGATGCGGGGTGACCCAGGGTTGCTGGGGACGCTTGACAACGTGAGCCGCACGGTCGGGGTGATCTCCCGTGGGGCCTGGTGTAGGTCGGAGACGGGGGAGGTTATCTTTCTGGCCCGGTCTGGTCTCTACATGCTCCCGCCTGGGATGGCGTCGTTCCCGGTTGAGCTGAGCCGAAAGAATCTCCCTCTGGAGATGCGGGATATCGACCCCAGGCTGACGACTATCAACATGGCCTATGATGTCAGGGATCGTGGGGTCCACATCTTTCTCACCCCGGTCGACGAGAGGTCGACGAAGCACTTCTGGTTTGATTGGGACAGGAAGAGTTTCTGGCTGATGGGCTATGAGTCAGATCATGAGCCGACATCGATCCTGTTCTTTCACGCCAACCACTCTGAAGATCAGCGGGCGATATTGGGGTGCCGAGATGGGTTCCTCCGGTTCCATCATGATTTGTTCGAGAACGATGACGGGACCGCGATCTCTAGTTTCGTTATCTACGGGCCGTTCATGCCGGGTGGAGATGACAATTATGAGGGGATCCTCTCCGAGATATCGGCCAAGCTTTCGCTCCGGTCTGGCTCCGTGGACTGGGCGGTCAGGGTGGGGGAGACTGCGGAAGAGTTGGTTGCTGTTGATGAGTTGATGGCTGGCTCGGACGCTAGCGGAAAGTGGTTGGCGGGCCGGAGCCTGATGGAGCACCCCCGATCCCGGGGCGCGTTCCTCGTCATCAAGGTTGCCGGTGGCGTGGACCTCGATCATGCTTGGGCCCTTGAGGGTGTCAATGTCGCGTTCGCCAGGGCAGGGAGGATGAGGAAGGCATGAGCATTTTCGACCGACCCAGCGGGCACTTCGAGTTGCCGAATGTGGATATCCAGGATGGGCAGTGGAAGAAGGTGAGGATCGCCCTCGCTGGGCTGAGGCGGGCGGCAGAGTTCACCACTTTCTCTGATGTTGAGGCGGCCCCGGCTGAATCAGAAGCCCAGTCCTATGCGTTCAGCTGGATGGGGTTCTGATGGCGAAGTCCTTTACCCCCGGGGAAAGTAGCGGATCGACTGCGGGGGCGACCCCCGTGACGGTGATCCCGGCCCCGACTGCTGGGGCGAGAATGATCCGCTCGATCACGATTTACAACGAGGACACGGCCAACGTGAAGGCCACGATTCAGCAGGACGACGGAGGCGGCAAGACTAAGATGGCGACCCGAGAGCTGGCCCCCGATCAAACGCTGCTCTACGGGGTTGTGCAGAATCTCACTGGCGCGCAGTTCATGGAGGTTGTGTTGGCTGGGGCCGTGAGCGCAACAGAGCCCACATGGAAGGCGAGCTGGGCTGACCTGGAGGACGTGGTATGACGATCAGCGTATTCCCTGACGGGGAGCCCCTTCCGCTGACGACGAAGGGAGATCTTCTGACCCATGACGGGTCAGTCCTCTTGCGCCTCCCGGTGGGGACTGACACGCATCATCTGGTGGCCGACTCTGCTGAGGCGGGTGGGGTCAAGTGGGTCGCGGGCGTATCGGGTCCCGGATCTTCGGTAGATAAGGGGATTGCCGTCTGGGATGGGACCGGCGGCATTACACTGGCTGATTCCGGGATGCGCCATTATGGTTCGAGCGCTACGGATCCCACCGTCCCAGCACCTGCTGACGGCGACGTTTACTACAATACGACGTTACAGCTTCAGATGATATATGACGGCACGCGAGCGAAGTGGCTGTCGGTCGAGTCGGTGATGATGTGGTTTGGCCGGAACGGCAATACGGGCACGGGCGCGTTTTTCCGAGGCCCGGGAAACCGAGCGTATTCAGCCACTACCGGATTCCCCGCCTGGTGGGCGGGGACCGTGGTGGCCATCGGTTACACTCGGACCGACACCGACGCATCCACT